TGACATAGAGACTTTTTTGAAAATAAAACCTGTTCTTGATAATCGTGTAGATAATATCTATGCACAAGAGAAACCTATGTACTCTGACCATCTTGGTTTAGCAGGCACTGTAGACTGTGTAGCAGATTTCGATGGTAAGTTGTCAGTAATCGACTTTAAGACTTCTAGGCAACCTATGGTCGGTGATAAGTATGGTAAGTTAGAAAAATATTTTCGTCAGGCTGCAGGATATGCAGTTATGTTTGAAGAGAGATATAAAATGCCTATAAATAGTCTTGTAATTATTGCCGCAATCGCAGATAAGGATGAACCAGAGGTGTTTATCTCAAAGCGTGATACACACATCGGCGACCTGATAAATATGGTAGAAGAATATAAGAATCAATTTTAGGAAAAGAAATGTCTAGAACTATAAGATTAGTAAGCGATAGAATTCGCTTGGGTATTAAAGACCACTTAGGATTGGAATACATTCCATTTTATGGTACTTCTGAAAGAACCTTTGGCGTTGGGCGGTTATATGTATTTGGTGTGCAGAGGAAATCCGCAGACAAAAGTAACAAGTATTGGATGCCCGAGAGAACTGCCCAAATGAGCACTGGAGATACTATAATCTCAAAAAGGCTTTCTATCGACCCCGGCACAACAATGAAAATAGAAATAGATTGTAATTATACAGCAGCGGATTACTTGGATCTTAGAATAGACTTTGACGATGATAGTATAGCAGATATAAATGTCTCCAATCCAAAAGGTATTATAAAGTATACAAATGAAAGTGCGGAGCCACAGACTTTTGTTGCAATTATAACGGCAACTAGAGCGAACAATATATCTATAACTGCCTCTGGTTGGATAGATAGACAAGCACCGATGTGGGGTCATAATGTAGAGTATTCGTCTACTAGTCCGTTTACAAATTATCCTTCGAATAGAATATTGATTGCAGAATGGGAACTCGCCAAGTTTGAAAATGTTACTTGTAATTTTGTTTTTGGACAACAGCGCGGCGAAACACAAGCAAATTCAAAAATTCATATTCGTTCAAATGATAGTAAATTCATAATATTTCCATATAGATGGAATCGAAATGGATTTAGTAAAGCAGATATGTTAGTACATTTTGATATGTATAGTCCAGACGGAACTGCATCTGGATTTTTATGTAAAGAAGCAGATTTAAATGAAACATTAAATTCTTAATGTTTTGTACTAGAAACTAACTTAACGAAAGGAGGTAATATGATTACTAAGTTAAAAGATTGGGTTATGGCTCGGAAGAGTGAAAGAACATCTTGGGATGGCGCATTATTAATTGCCATGGGAGTAGTCGTACTAATGGGAAATCCATTTGTCGAACTAGCAGCATGGGCCGCTATTGCTTGGGGTGCATTGACACTCTGGAAATCCGAATAAACTCTTGACAAAACTTGCGTTATAGCGTATAATCTAATAATATGCGCTATAACGTAAAAGGAGATAGTATGTTGAAGTTAAAAAGTTCAAAAGAGTTTTGTGATGAAATTGAAAAGACTGTAAGCGAAATGAAAATGTCTTACATCGAAACAATAACGCATTATTGCGAGATCAATAAACTAGAAGTAGAAAACGTAACTCCATTGTTGAGTTCGTTTATCAAAGAAAAAATCAAATTTGAAGCAGAGGGATTAAACTTAGTACGCAAGTCTACAGAACGTTTGCCCCTATGAGATACATGTCTAGTAGAAAAATAGATGACTTTGAAGCCTTTAAGATTTACTTGGCAATGAAACACCATTTTGCCGATAGACTTGATTATAAAAAGTATGGAACTACAAACACCAAAAAAGAAACCTATCTTAATAGAAAAGATAAAAAAACTTTTGAAGAATTATCTAGAAGATATGATAAGAAATCTTTAGAAGAGTTTTTACTTTCCGTGTTTGTAAATGTGACAGATAAAGGAAACTTAGCAATACATCGTAATGAATATATGCATTCTAAGTATCTTTTAGATTCAGAATCGAGAGAAATCCATAAGGCATGGAAGAAACGTATACATAGCATAAAGTATACTTTTAAGTCTGACTGTGAGGTTTTGTTTGCCAAGGCTTCGTCTGGAGATATAGAATTTCCAAATATTTTTAAATCAGTTGGAAACAATTATCCTTTCATTGTTCAATTGGAACAGAAAGGTGAGATATGTTTAGAAACCCTAGTGATCTTTGAGAAGATTTTTGGTTTCTTGAAACGAGTTAAAATAAACGATACCACCTACTGGCCCGAGTATCGTAAGAAGGTAGAAAAGTACATGTCCTTTTTGGATGTGGAACTTGATTATTATGTTGGAGTCGTAAAGACTCTTTTGATTGAGGATTATTATGAAAATTATGGTAAATATATTTAATTTACTTATTGACATACAACGCATAAAATGTTATATTAGAAACAATACAAAAACACATACAACGTATATTAGGAGAAAAAAATATGTCTTTTGCATCGCTTAAAAAGAATCGTAACAATTTCAGTAAACTTGCTGAAGAGTTAGAAAAAACATCACAACCACAATCAAATTCATCATCACAAGATGATCGGTTTTGGAAACCAACTATTGATAAGACTGGTAACAGTTATGCAGTAATTCGTTTTCTTCCGCCCACTGATGGTGAAGATTTGCCATGGGTTCGTATCTTTAATCATGGATTTAAAGGCCCAGGCGGATGGTTGATTGATAACTGTCTTACTACTATCGGCAAACCATGTCCTGTCTGCGAAAGTAATACAGAACTATGGGGAACTGGTTCGCAAGAGAATCAAAACCTTGCTCGAGATCGTAAACGTAGATTGAAATATATTTCAAACATCTATGTTGTGAAAGATCCGGCAAATCCAGATAATGATGGAAAAGTATTCCTCTATTCATTTGGTAAAAAAATCTTTGACAAACTGAACGATATTATGCGTCCACAGTTCGAAGATGAAGATCCCATCAACCCATTTGATTTTTGGGAAGGTGCAAACTTCAAGCTGAAGTATCGCACTGTTGATGGTTATGGTAACTATGACAAATCAGAGTTTGATAGAACTAGTGCTTTGTCTGATGATGATGCTGAATTGGAAACAATTTATAATCAGCAACACTCTCTTGAAGAGTTTGTAAGTCCAAATAACTTTAAATCTTATGAACAGATTAAAGAACGTTTGGATCGTGTTCTTGGAGTAACTGCTCCATCAACAAATGCAGACTATGATATGGATGAGTCAACACCGACTCAAACATTTAGTAAACCTTCTTTTAAAGAGAAGGCAGCACCTAGTTATGCTGAGAGTTCTCCAGAGCCACAGAGTTCATCTTCTGATGATGAAGATGATTCGATTGGTTACTTTGAACGTCTTGCTGAAGAGATGTGATAAATAAAAAAGGGTATGCTAGGTAAATATCCCTGATGGCTGAGTTAGACTCGCATTGAAAAGACTAGGTACAATACTAGAGCTGGGGTAGAAAGAAATTTCTACCCCTTTAATTTCTAGAGTTGCATAAAATGCATATCGGGAATACCTATTTTAGATTGCTTAAACCCTTGTTTTTCTGTGATTGCACACTATATATTAATGTATAGGATACACACATTTATCACACGAAAGGAAAAAAAATGTTAGGGGTATTAATCAATTTATATGGTTCATGGCAAACTCGCCACGAAGCAAATTCGACAAGAAAAAACACTATTAAAGAATTATCAAGATTATCAGATCATGATTTAAGTGATATTGGAATTAGTCGTGGAGATATTAGATATATTGCACAAGCGCATTATAAAGATATCATGGAAGAAAACAGAGACAATAAAGAACTTGTCGGATATGCAAATACAAATTTAAAGGGGTGGGTATAATGACAGCATTGGTAAGCAATTATGTCTTCTCACCATTATCTGGATTGTGGTCGGCACTAGATCGTTATACGCAGACAATTGGATATGCGAGAGCGGCAGCGGAGCTCGCAAGAATGGGTTATTACGAGGAAGCCAAGAAGTGTATGACAGAACTTGGAAAAATTGACGATAAATAACTTTTTAATATAAAGGAAATGAAAATGAATAAAGCTTTAATTTGGACTTTTGGTTTAGGTTTTTTAGTAAGTATGTTATATGTTGCAACTGCATCTGCAGAAGGAAATCCTGATAAGGGTAAAAAAGGTTTTAAGAAATGCGCCTCATGTCACAGCATTGAAGAGGGTGGTAAAAATAAAACTGGACCTAATCTCTGGAATATTATGCAAAGAGGCACTGCGCAAGCAGATTTTAGATATAGTAAAAAGTTTCTGGCGTGGGCAGAAGAAAATCCAGAGTGGACGCCAGAATTGATGGATGCTTGGTTGACTAATTCTAAAAAATTAGTTAAAGGTACAAAAATGAACTTTAAAGAGAAAAAGGAAGCAAAACGTGCAGACATTATTGCGTATCTACAGACTATGGGCGAACCCACAGAAGAGTAATGGGGTCTTGCATAGATCTCACACCACTAATTATGAAGATTTGTGTATGTAATGAAGGAATTATAAAATGAGCGAACAAACAAATTATTGTACAACCAAAGACTTGGGCAAAGCTTTTCTAGTTATCGCATTTATGATTATAGGTGTTCCAATTTTAGCACTTATGGCGATGGTAGGACTTGAAGACTATGCCCAATACTGCAATCAAAGTTGGTTGCCATGTTTTGGTATTAGCCTATGACACCTAGAGAACAGGCCCAACAAGAGGCAGAAAAAACTTTTGATGCATTTATGATGTGGAGTAAAAGAGTTGCCCTATGGTCAGTTTTCTTTTTATTAGTTGTTGTAGTTGGATGCAACTCTGGTGTTCATGATGGACAGACATATCCTGGCTACAATGGAGAACAATACGACCCAACCATATAAGTTTTAATATGCGCCAATTCCAGCATGTATATTTCTGATAGACAAATCAGTATGTCTTACTTCTGGTTTTGGTGTATTTGTTGTGCTGTTATTATTTACTACATTGGTTGAATTGTTTGTAGTCGGGGCAACAACTACATTAGCAGCACCTGCAGACGCTTGATTATCTAATGCATTTCCATTCACTGCATTTGCAACTTGAAGTTTTTGCTCTGCCTGCGTAGATGCAACATTTTGTATAGAATTATCAATATTAGTATCGGTTGGTTCTGGAGTAATTTCCGCCAGCCGATTTTTTTTGATTTCTATGTTTCTTTTCAGTTCACCCATTCTTCTTCTGTCGCCACGATTTTGTCTGCTCTTATTGGATAGTGTTTCTAACTCACCTTCCATATCTGTGATTTCTGAACTTATATTACTTCTTTCTACTTCTGAAGCATCTTTGTTGTGTTTCTCAATATTATCATCCGTACCAGTTACCAGTTCTTTTGCCATTTTAGTCAATGCGGCAGTTCTTTCCTTAAATATTTCTGGTTTAGTGATTCCATCACTTTCAAATGGAAATCTATTATCCTCTGTTCCATACATATCATTGTAAGTGTCTCTGACCATGATCGGAATGTCTACTGCAGCTGAAATTGGGCCCGGCACTAATATGCCGCCTGCCTCGGCAGCAGCACCCACAAAATCACCACGAAATAATCTTCCTAATGCAAACCCTGCTCCTGCAATCATCCCAACGGCTGGAATCGCTTTCGCGGCCATCATTGCTCCCCTTTTTGTCAAAATAGTTTTTGCAAGTTTTTTATTAATTGCACCAGCAGCAGACTTGACAGGGGTTGCTGCATTTGATGCAACGGCGCTGGTAGCCGCAACAGCAGTTTTAGTTTTTTTAGATATTAGTTCTTTTGCTTTATCCAATCCACCAGATCCAGATCTTGGTTTGGCAGATTTGGGTGTGTCTATATCGTTACTTGGTGTAAGTGCTGTAGTCGCTCCTACTGCTGTTGCAGCTGCAGCTCCACCAAGTAATAATTTTGGATTTACTTTTTTTAAATTTCTTTTTGCGAAGTCGAATATTCTTCCAAATCTTCCTCTAGGTTTTGCTTTTCTTGCATCTGGTGCATCTATTGATGGAGCACGATCTGGTGTAATAGTATCCATTGCGGTAGATAATCCCATGAGTGCTGGAATTGCTGTGATTAAACCT